CCGCAGCTTCTCGCGCCTGTTGGCCAAGAGTTTCAGCGGTCATCTGCTGACCCGACTGCAATGCGCGCGCCTGCTGTACGTTGCCAATGTCAAACTGGCCAGATTGCAGCGCCTGCGTAAATGCCTGCTGCCGCTGCTGAGCGGACAGGGCGCCGGCCTGGCGTAGGGCTTCGCCTGCGATGACGCCCTCCTGCACGGCCTGACGCGATCCGCCGAAGGCGCCGGCAGCTTCCGCCTGCGCGCCGAGCGTGTTGGACGCCATCTGGCGCTGGCGCTCGATGTCCTGCTGGCCGAGCTCAATTACGTTCTGAGTGTATGGCGACAAATACGGATCGAAGTCTGTCCTCGACAGCGTGTCGACGCCAATTTGCCCCGGAGCTCGCGCAGCGTCTACGGCGCCGACGCCTCGGATACGCTCGACTTCGCCAAGCTCAGCGGCTCTGGCGCGCTCTATCGGGCTGATCGTTGCGCCGCCGTATGCGGCTGTGTCTGCAATGGTCGCGCCGCCGTATGTAGCTGCGGGCCCAGCGGATGCCGCGGGCATAGCCGTGGGCGCGAAGCCGGAAAGCCCCCGCTGGACGTCGATTGCCTCCCCGTAAGTCTGGCCGCCTGTGTCCAGGCCGCCGAAGCCGGACAGCGCCTGCTCTTGCAGCGGCGTCATGCCGGCGATCAGCTCGCCTTCGTATGGGGTGTATTCAGTTTCGGCGATTTCAATGCCGCGCGGCAGGATCTGCTCCCGGATGAAGTCTTCCTGCCACTTCGGCAGCTTGGTTTCTTGCGTCTTGGTCGAACTCATTGGCTCAGCTCCATCTCATAATGCCTGCGCGTTTCACGGAAGGAAGCCGCTTCTGCGTATTTCGCAAACCCCTTGCGACCGTCAGTCTCAATCGCGTCCATTTTAGCTTCTTTCGCTATTTTTGTCAAAGTGGCCAAAGCCTCATTGGCCCAAAGGTGCATATTCTCTCCGCCCATCCACTCAATCTTCATATTGCGCCGCAGCGGGTGGTGCAGAATGCAAGTGACGACGGACGCCATTGGGGTGCCGTCGACGTAAACCATCCAGAGCAAAGACATGCCATCATAGAGGTCTTGGATGATGTGATCGGCGTTTACATTGTCCTGGCGCGCAGTGGACATGGCTATGAAACGCCGCGCGTCGTCAATCACCGATGGAAGGTTCTCCGGCAAAACGGCGAACATTTCCACCATAGGATCTTGCTGCGGCTCAAAGCTGACTTTTATGACGTTTTCACTGGTCATCCATGCAACCTCGTGATCGCTATCGTTGAGGAAGGCGCGGCAGGCGCAAATGCAGTTGCGGCTGTTGCGTCAAGAAAGCCACTGGTGCTGTCTACTGCCCACATAGCTTCAAGGTAATCCCCAGCGTTAAGCTCAAATATGGCCGAGCGAGACACAACCAAAACAGACCCGTTTTGATGCAGTGCGTTTTTCATTGTTGACCCAGTAACATCAGCGCCATTGACCCGTGGCCAGAACCAGAAGTTTACAGTTGAGCTTGATGTCGATGCAATCTGCGCAGAAAAGCTGATCATGTACTGGCCAGCCTCATCAAACACAATGCGCGAAGCTGGCGTGCCGTTGTCAATGCCGTCAGAGGTGCTGGAGGTGTAAGTCAAAGCGTAAGCTGTGTTGATGGATACAGCAGTTTGGTCAGCTGTCACTGCCCCAGAGTATTTGCCGTCTTCTAAAACAACTTGCACCCACTCACCGTTCTTTGAGACCACCGGGTAGCCGTTAATCCGATCCCACAGCAAAATGCCATCCTCTGCCGCGCTTTGGTATTCACGCCTGTGGGTAAGGAAAGACCGGGTGCTTGTCAGCCATGCACTAAACTTCTCAGCCCACACCTTAAAGTCAGGCCCTACCGGAGGTGCTCCGTAAAAACTCATCTCTTGGAACCCGGCCTTGCGTCAAGGCGCATGATGCCGACGCGCCAGTCGGCGCCCTGAGCTCCCTCAACTCGCATCCTAATCTGACGGCCCTGAAATCTAACAGACGTTGGGTTCGCTGGGCTAAATGGCCCGTGCTCTGTTTCGGTGGCGTTTGGGTATAAGCGAGACTTGAATTTCAAATCGACCTGGCCTTGCGTTTTTTCGTCCGGGATTACACTCGTGACGCTTATCTGCTGTTCGCCAGTGCCGATTGCGATTGGCCCAGTCTCCGCGAATGGAGCAATGCCGTCATACTCAAACCCGACTTCATGCTCATACACAACGCCGTCTGACTTCACCAAGAATGGAAGCCGGAACACGCCGCGATCTACGCCTGCGGTGCGGTCGATACTGCCTGTCGTCCAGATGTTTTCGACATAATCGTATGCAACATACTTGTCGCATTCTGACGCATCTTGCGACTGGTAAACCCACCATATTTCATTCCATTGCGAATTGACCATCGCCTGCACTTTCGACGCCTGATCGTAGTTTATGTTACTGAATACCAGATCGGCAACTTCGCACGGTATTTCTTGGACCTGACCGCCAGAATAAATATAGAAGTTTCGTCGGCCCATCCAGATTACGCCAGCATCAACAGAAGCATATGCCCCCGCCGAAATCATACCACACGCCGTTCCAACTCTTTGAAATCCAAAAACAAAAGGTGGGCCTGAGTATGTCATTGAATGAGCGTCTTGGTCGGTCAGGATTAATGACTGACCCCGAGTTTTAACCGCTGCCAGAATTGTGCCGCTGGTTTGCAACTCGATGTCGCCAGCCTCGTTTGTAGCCGCCGCAGTCCATGTATTGTAATCCTCACGGTCGGACCATGCCACTCGTTTGCTTGAAGTTTGAGAAACGCTATAATCAGCCGCCAAGGCCACTAGGAAACGCTCTTCAGTTACAAATGCTGCCGTGCATCCTGTTGGAGCTCCTGCTACCGGGGCGGCGGGGGTCCCCGTGATTAAGTCCCAAGAATATATAACGCCATCGTCGCTGGAGCAGGCAATTAGCTCCTCCCCCCAATTGTCTAAGCTCCAAGTCGTAGCCCGCAAAATACTTCCTAGATCAGGACGCGCAACGCCCCATCCGAATAAACCCCAGCCGCCAGCTCCCCAGCCAGTGTTGATTGTAGCGTCTACACGACCGCTCGTTAGGGCTGTCGGAGTTACGTCTGATGTGACAGAGCTTTCCAGCATGGCCGTTAGGGTGTCGTGAGACCCGAAGGCTGCGTAACGCTCTCCATCGTTGTCAATCCATGTGTGAACGCCCCGAACGACCCCACCTGCCGTGACAGGTGTATTGTCTGACTGCGCACGGGGGCGCCAGCCGCCCACAGGGCGCAGTGCATCCTCATGCCAGCGCACTAGGTTTACGTCACGCCAGCGGCCCAGAGATTGATACTCAGTACCGTTTGCGTACTGGCCCTTTGGGATGTTCAGCGGGATTAGTGGCATTTGCGCTATCCTTACGGTTTAGTAGGCCAATCAGTTTCATCCAAGTGAGGCCAGTTAGCGTGGCTTGTAATGTCACGAAGTGCTTGACGGTGTGCTGTTTGTTCAGCAGTCATAGTCAAGTCAGATGATGCCCACCAGTCAGTTTCAGCAATCAAACGATCACGATGTGAGCGGTTACTCTCCGCTGCACTATCGTCTAGCTGTTGCTGGTATGCTGCCTCATGTTCAGCCTTAGTGGTTGTTACACCATCCTCAGTTGTGTCGCTGAACATGTCAGCTATCTGCCATGCCTCAACCCAGTTGTTAAGATCATCCTGTACTACACCATTACGGAGTACTGATTGGTATGCCCCAATGCCATCCGTAGGTTGAGGCGCACGCAGAACAGGGTCAACATTAAGTGCGTCAAACACATTGCTAGTCCACACTTTAGGCATGGACATGTTAGGGTTTTCTTTGCGCAACTGGCCTTGAGATTTAAGCTCACCAGTTGTGCGATCACGATATTCAGTCATTAGTTGATACTCCTTGTATGACCTTGATTATATTGCGTATGCGGTTATGCGATTGCGTAGAAGATGTAGGTTGCACTTGATACGTTGATGTTTGTGGCGCTTACCTGATTAACAATGAAGCCACTGTTGTCAGGGTCTACGCTATCATCAGACGTAACCTCAGCTTGGTCGCTCCTGTTTAACGCCAAGTGGGGGTCATTACCGGAAACAATACCTCGCGCAGTGTCCCAGATATACCAATCACCTGTGCTGTCTGTGCGCCTAACGAGGATGAACCTTGCACCTGACGTAAAGCCACAGTCGATAGTCTGACTTGAGCCGTTACCCGTGTAGCTCCCCACCTTGGATACGCCGGGGAGTGTTGCGAATAGGTAGGCTATAAAAACATCTCCGTTTTGATTGGTATAGCCATCATTATTAACACTAAAAACACTTGCCGTTGGTGCGGTATTATTCCACGTTGCTGTATTCGTAAACGGTGCCGCTGTTGTGTTAAGGTAAGCACCTTTATTATTTCCTAATGCAGAGTGGAAAACCGTCCAGTTATATGCTGAATTTCTTGACTTCACCCACATCATCTCAGGCGCAACACCAAGGTTATGGCTTACAGTTCTAGCTGATCCCGTCCCCGTAAAGCAACAAACGTCAAAATAGCTAGGCGCACGTTTCCACATCCAAGAGTAAAGATTGCTACTAGAACCCGCCGCATTGTAGTAGCCATCCATAAAGTCAAATGTAGCTTGAGCATCAGTGAATTGTGCAGGGTTCCTGAACCACAGCCCACCTGTCTGCATCAAGCGACTGTACACATTAAAATCTTGGTCAGTACTTTTATTTCTATAAAAAGCAAAGTCTAATGGGAACTCAGAGTGCCAAGCAGGGGCGCTAGTAGAAGTTTGACCATAATACTCAATATCAAACACCTCAGTCGCACTCTCAGGAGGGAACAAAGAGCCACGGCGGATTGCCATGTAGATGTAGTTATTACCACTTGCATTTACCTTACTTGAATTATTCCGCAACATGAAACCCGTAGACGTTATGTTAGATAAGGTATCGTTTATTTCTGTATTAGTTGAATTAGGGTATATAACTTGAGTTTTATTCTCATTGTTAAATCTACCTGTGACCCAACCACGCATGTTATCAATAACAACCCAGTTGTCAGTACCACTTGCTCTCTTTATCATTACCCATTGAGGCTCAAACCCTAAGTCTATTTCATTGGAACCATCTTCAGTACCATCCCCTGTATAACTACCACACTTGATAATATCTTGGTCACCATCAGGGCCGAACTCACCGTCACCATCGTTGTGGGCGAAGACGTAGGCTACGTAAGATACGCCGTTTGTGTTGACTGTGGCTGTGTGATAAAGAGTAAACGTGGTGTCGGTTGCTACCAACCCCCCTTGGTTAACTTGTGCTGCAGTGGAGTTTAGTTTAACTGAATGATTAGCCCCATTGTTTGTTAAACCTCTGTGATAAACTATCCAATCACCAGTAGCGGAAGTAGCTTTAATAATTATACAACCCGGAGTACTTCCAAGAGAATGGCTAACTACTTGGTCACTTGCGTCCCCAGTATAAGTAACCACATCAAAGAACTTAGGGGCTTTGCGGAATGTCCAAGAGGCGTAGTCGTTATAAGTGGCATTTATCATAGTGTTAGCCGAACCAATAGTAAAGCCAGAACTTGTCGTGTAAAGGTTAAACAGAGATGTTAAGTTTTGGTTTTTACCTGTAGTATCAGATTGGAGTATTTGCCCGTAGCCCCTTTCACTATCTGTAAGGATATGGCTATCTGCGCTAGTGCGTCTTTTTATCCATGTCATTCCACCTTCGCCAGAAAGGTCAATGCCATTAGTAATTGTTTGATTAGAACCTGTACCAGTATACAAATAAGTGCTGAACACCTCATCCACATCAAGGCCAGCACCACCAGCAGGGGCTGCCGCTAATTTCTTCCATCCAGACATTACGCAGAACTCCCGATCCAAACGCCGTAAAGCGTAGTGCTAATTTTAAATAAAACCACTGTATCTGCCGCTGTCAAAGTAGGTGCGATATTTCCAGTTCCCGTAATCCAAGTGATTGTAGGCCAGGTGATTGTATAGGAAGACGCACTCGTAAGGTGCAGGGACATACTTTCGCCCGATGACAAGCTATCAGTGAATGTTGTGTTGGCACCGATTGTTTTGGTTTGCACCGTACCATTATTCGGATCAAGTGCGGTCCCTGTTAATGAATACACGGTTTCAACGATTGCATTGGAAAACTTTACATCGCCATTCGCGTCCGCCGTGACAACCTTACTGGCCTGTGATGTCCCAAGCGTTGTGATGTCGTTGTAGTTCAGCTCGGCGGCAGTGGCCGTGATCCCAAGCGTTGTCAGTGTTGTTGCGTCGATTATTGCCCTGACGTTTGCCGCTGCGCCAGTGCCATCGCAGTATATTATTCCAGACGTTCCGTTTGGAATGGATAAGCTGGAACCAGTACCCTGCGTGAATGCAGCATCAAATCCGCTATCATTGTCTACCAAGTAAAATTTCGAGGCATCATTTGGCGTCACTGTAATTGTGCAGTTCTCTGTTGCGCCAGACAGCACAAGAACTTTGTACATTCCGTCACTAAGAGCATCACCAGTTGTGCCATCTGTCGTGCTTAGAGAATGCGCAGCACCCGATCCAGACAGATCAATCGTACCAACGCCCGATGCAGCACGATCTAGGATGTCAAAGTTTCGGTTTGTGATCTGACCCCATGTGTCAGTCTTTTCTCCGTCAGCGATTTTTTCAACCGCGTTATTCAGTGTCCAAGTGCTTGCCATCTAAATTTCCTCTGATTATCGGGAGCATACCAATTTTACGCCGCCGCGTCTACGCATAAGCTGCCGATGAAAGAACGCCGATCCAATTGCTACCGCCGTCTCTTGTGTAGAACACATATAGGTTGCTTGCACCACTTGCAGGTGCATCTGGAGCTGTGCCACCAGCCCAATCAACAGATGACGGCCATGTGACTGTTGAGCCGTTTCCTGTTAGCTGTAGGATGAAGCCGCTAGACATTCCGCTTGTGGCACCACTAAATGTAAATGTGGTGTTGCCTGACATTGATAAACTAAATGCGCCGCCATTGTTTACATTACAGGTCGGAGATGTGCCTGATAGTGCGTCATAGTCCTCACGCAAGGAGCCGTCATATAGGAACATTCCGTTTCTGGTAATATGAGCAACATCAACATAACTTCCGGTACTACTACTTTTAAACTTAAAACCATCACTATCTGCGCTTAAATACTCAACAAAGGTAAGGTCATGAGCGCCACTAATAGTTGGTGATGCTGTACTACCGGAAACTCGCATCCGAGAACCAATAAAGTGGTTCCAGTTTAGATCGTAGCCTTTAAAGTAGCCATAACCAGAGCCGCCACCGATAGCTACGTCACCTTGGCCGCTTATTACGCCTGTGAAGGATGGAGAAGAAGAAACATTAAGAGTAACGGAGCCGGATGTGCCACCGCCAGTTAAGTTGGTGCCAGCCGTGACGCCAGTAATATCACCAACATTTGTGGTATAGCCAGCGCCGTTGGTTAACTGGTTGTTGTTGGTGACGTTTGTTGCACCATCCGCTACATTCAGTAATGCTCTGGCAGCTGCGGCTGTGTATGAACGACCATATGTGTCACTACCGTTAGTACCCGTAAAACGAGCCATGCCAGAAGTAGCACCTGTCGTGCTAAATGTACCTGAGCCATTAAAGTAACTAGAAAACAAGTAACCAGAAGAATTACGAACAGCTACAGTATTGCCGCTTTCGCTTTGGTTAGAATTATATCCATCCAACAGATCACTGTCAGCAGCCTTGCCCGATGTGGACAGCTTCCCATCCAGCGCAGTCTGTAAGCCATCCACATTGGAGATAACGTGGTTGTGGCTGTCGTCAGCAACTGTGACTGACAGTGTGGCATTGCCAAGATTAGTAAATGTAGCAGAACCTGACGCATCGCCTGAAAGCGTCAGCGTTGGATCAGCAGTTGCTGTTGTTGCAATAGACACGTTACCAAGGTTGGTCATTGTGCCAGAGCCAGTAACAGCGCCTGTCAATGTGACTGTAGGATCAGATGTAGCAGTGGTGCTGATGCTGATATTGCCAGAACCATCAAAGTTGGCGTTACCAGTTACAGCCCCAGTAACAGCAATATTACGCGCCGTTGCTAGTGCAGAAGCTGTACTTGCCGCAATACCTAGAGCATCAATATCTGCTTTCGTTTGATCTGCAGTTGCGCCCGCCTCGATACCATCCAACTTAGTTCCGTCAGCGGCAACGTCACGACCGTCAACAGTTCCAGTGACCGTTACGCTTCCAAATACTGGGCTGTCGTTTGGTTGAACCGCGCTGTCAGCTAATGTGCCCTGAGCGGCAGTCGCGTAGTCGGTTGACGCCGTTGTGGCGGCAGTGCCAAGGCCAAGATTGGTTCGCGCTGTGGCGGCATTGTTTAGATCGCTGAGGTTGTTAGTTGTAAGCAGCGCGCCAGACAGAGACGCATAAGCCGCGACCCATGCGCTGCCCGTGTAAACCTTCATCACATCGTCGGTCGTGTTGAAATAGAGCATCCCAGCTTGCAGGGGATCGCCATCATTGTCAGTCGTGGGATCGGATGCAAAGTCACCTAGATATTGATCTTGGAAGTTATCCAAAGCTGAAAGCGCCGCGTCTTTTGCAGCCTCAGAAGCAGTTGCGGACGAAGCACTAGCCGTGGCAGATGCTGCGGCCTCGCCAGCCTTTGTGGTGGCAATACCAGCCTGCGCGGTTGCAGTTGCGGCGCTAGTTGATGCCGATGTGCTAAAACCAGAAGCACTTGTCTCAGCGGCCTCTGCGGCGACCTGTGCGGTTTCCGCGTTTGTTTCGGCGGTTTCGGCATTGGTCTCGGCTGTCTCAGCGGCGGCCTGTGCAGCTACAGCAGCAACGCGAGATGCTTCACTTGCGGTGGCGCTTGTACCGGAATTTGTGGCCTGAGTGGTCGCAATGGCGGCTTGCGCGGTTGCGGTGGCTGCGTCAGCGGCAACACCAGCTTCTGCGGCTTCCGCTGCGGTCTGAGCGGTCTCTGCGGCTGTTTCTGCGGTCTCTGCGGCGGCTTGCGCGGCAACAGAGGCAACTCGTGACGTTTCACTGGCAGTTGCGCTTGTGGATGAATTTGACGCCTGAGTGGCTGCCGTTGCGGCAGACGCTGCTGCGTTTGCCTCGGATACAGCGGAGGCATTTTTGCTTGCCAGGGCTTCGGCTGCGCTAGTGGACGACCCAGACGCGCTTGACGCAGAAGCGGTGGCAGAACTAGCTGCCGCAGTTTCAGAAGCGGCGGCAGCAACCTTGGAAGCCTCTGCCTGTTCTGCGTAATCCTCGATATTGTCCGTTGCAGTGTCGCTGGTCATGCCAGCGGTTTGGGTCCATGTCGTAGTAACCATTAGCCTGGGATCCCCATACGAAGTGGGCCTGAGACCCGTGATTTCTCGTTGTCCTGGTTCAGCGCGTCGACTGCTGCCTTGTACAATGACGCCCAAACAGTAGTCCTTTGGTCGTCAGCTAAATAAGGCGCCGTATGCAATAATGAGCCGTAAAGATAAATGTCTGGGTAATAAGTCAGAACCCAATTTGTAGTATCTGTGGATGTCAGGGCCGGGATGCGTGCGTAGTATTGCATAGAGATTTCATACGACGTGTCGGGCACAGGGTAGAGCTCAATTTGGTCAGAGGTTAGCCGATAATACTTTGGCTTCTGGGCGGTGGAGCTTTCCTCTCTGAGCTTTTGCAAGCCTTCAGCGGATATGGCCTGCAATCGGCCGCCCGCAGAAAGTTGTATCTGGATCATTTCCAGCCAGTCGATTGGCAAATTTTCGTACCGCTCATTGGCCGTCGTCGACACGCGCTTCTCCTGGCGCCAGTGACGGACGTCTCGCGCAATTTGCGCCTCCGCCATTGTAATAAAATCCGGTATGACCGCTGTCAGGTCGTCGCGGTTTAGCCAGTTGGCCATACTGGACTTTAGCTCGTCATACGTTGTGATCGCCATTACAGTGTACCTTCTCGCGTGCGAAACGCCCGATTTTCCGATTGGTTCAGCCACTTCTTGAGCGCTTTCGGATCGTCGGCGATGCCTTGCCTCTTCAGCTCATAATACACGGAAAGCGGGATGGAGGCCACCTTGGCGTGTTCTCCGAATTTACCCGACACTTCGTTGTACGAGCGCTTATTTGCTTCGATAATTTTTGTGCTGTCCTGCACGGTCTCAATGACATATTCGCCGTTGCTTTTGACGTGCCAATACTTCGTAATCCCTGTTGTCTCGTCGCGGCTAAAAAGTCTCTTCATCCTACCCTCCAGAGTAATGGGGCGACCGAAGCCGCCCCACCATATTTACGATACGTTCAAGTCAGCGATCAGGCCGTGGGCCTTTTCGTTGGATACCTTGAGGCCAGTTTCGCAGATGAGCATTTTCTTCTCGGCGTCGCCTGTTTTGGCAAGATCCACGGCTTGGATCGGACGCAGAGTTGCGACTGACGCATACTCAGTGTCGAGGCACCAGGCGTCCCGTTCCCGAGAAAACCTATTAGGAACAACGGTTAAGGCGCCAAAATCTGACAGATAAACGTCAGCTGCACCGATGATGGTTGTTGGACCATCAGTTGGTGCTTGGTAGCGCTGAGCCGCAATACCTGCGAAGCCAGACACGACTGTCTTGTTGTACGGGCCAACCATCAGCATGGATGGGTTGCCGCCGGATGTGTACGCCTGCTGCATCACGTCTTTGAGCATGGCTTCTGTGAAGTCACGCTGCGTGCCGTCGTTACGGGCGTCTGAGCCGTCTGCCGCGGTTGGGTTGGTGCCGTCACCAGCCTTGTTGACGTTGGTTGCAACCCACGCACCCAGACCAGCAGTTACGCGGCCAGCGGAAGCTGAACCGGCGGAACGGGCTGTGTTGCCTGTGTAGATTGTTTCCAAGTCGCGCTTGATCTCCTTGCCGCGTTTGGCGAGTTGATATGCAACCTCATCGTTGCGGCCAGCCAAGTCTTGGAAGCCGAGGTTGTCAGCAATAATCATGCTGCGACGACGGATCTGCGTGTAGTTGCCCACGCGGACTGTGGCAGTTGTTGCGTCAAACGATGCAACATCGTCGCCGTCTATTACTGGCGTAACGTCAACAGAGGACAAATCATCCAATTGCCACTCAAAAAATGTGTTGGACACATTTTCGGAACCGACGTTGGATGTGAATGGCGTTTCTTCTGGCGCGATGTTTGAGATGACGTTTGCCAGCTCTTCGCGGATACCCTTGGCGTCAAAAGACGTAAAGGTGTTTGCAATGATAGTCATAGTTTATGCTCCTATAGCA